TGTATGTGCGTAACGAAGAGGGATTAAAAGCGCTTTATCGCCTTTTATCGCTTGCCAATGACAGTGATCATTTCTATCACGTATCGCGATTGAGCCTGAATGAGCTTATTCCAGAACTCGAAGCGGGAAACTTGATTGTCTCGACCGGAGATATCTGGAACATCTTCCATCATCCAGAACATGCGCAGCACTTGGAGCGACTGGCAACTGCTGCTGGACGCTCTAGGACGTTCTGTGAGCTTGTTCCCGCAAACAGTCCGTTGTTCGATACGCTGAACAAAAAAGCGATCCTCAGAGCGCGAGAGAGCGCGCTGCCGCTGCTGCTGACACGTCCGATTTTCTACAACAACAACTCAGATGCCGAAGCGCTTGACGTTCTCAATGTGGTTATTGGTAACCAAAAGATGTCTGCGCCCTGGAGGAAGATCGAGCAGATCAAAGACTTTGGCTTCATCGGCCCTGGTGAGTTGATTGGCGAAGCAAAGCTGGCAAAAGCTCGTCTGAACGAGCGTGAAGGGTTTGACTTTTGCGAAGATGCCTGGAACAGCGCAGTGTTGAATATGCAGCGACTGGTCGATGACTGCGACTATGCTTGGTCAAAGCAAGAGGTCTCTCTTCCAGTCATGGCGCAGGACGAGTCGGCCGAGCTGGTAAAACAAATCAAGCTCGGATGGCAAAAGCGCTTGCTCAATCCTCAAATGGGATATCAGCCTGATGCTGCGTTGCTCCCTGTCTACAAGGAGCGCTTGGTGTACGAGCTGGACGTACTCAAGACAATGGGCTTTGAGCGCTACTTCCTCCTTGTTCAGGACTTGACCAACTGGTCGAAGCGCAGTGAGATCATGGTTGGACCCGGACGTGGATCAGTGGGAGGCAGTCTGATTGCGTATCTGCTGGGCATTACGGACGTCGACCCAATTCGCTTTGATCTGATTTTCGAGCGCTTCATCAACCCGGATCGTCTTGACCTTCCCGATGCCGATTTGGACTTTATGTCTTCTCGTCGTCATGAGGTAATTGCGTATCTTGAGCAACGCTATGGCACAGAGAACGTTGCGGGCATCTCTAACTACACCACGCTCGCATCAGCGGGCGCACTGCGGGATGTTTCGCGAGTGCATTCCTTGCCTCCGATGGATTACGCCTGCTCAAAGCTTGTTCCGTCCGTGCATGGCAAATCGCACACATTGGAGCAAGCAGCAGCGGAAGTGCCAGAGATTGAATCCTTTGCGCTTGCCTATACTGATGTGTGGCGTTATGCGACACAGCTCCAGGGCGTGATGCGTTCGCTAGGGCGACACGCCGCAGGTATCGTTGTCGCAGGAGAGCCGATTGTGAATCGTGCTGTCATGGAGCGTCGCAGTGGCGAGCCGACTGTGAACTGGGACAAGCGTGTTGTGGAGGATCAGGGGCTTGTCAAGATGGACATCCTGGGCCTGTCGACACTAGATGTGCTGAGCATCGCCAAGGACAAGATCAAACAGAGCAGTGGGTTTGAGGTGCTCTACGAAGAGCTGCCACTTGATGATCCCATCGTATTGGAGGCGTTTGGCAAGGGCGACACGATAGGCGTGTTTCAGTTTGAAAGCCCGGGCATGCGCAAGCTACTGAGAGACCTCGCAATAAATGAGCCTCTGACCTTCAACGACATTGCTGCCGCTACTGCACTGTATCGCCCAGGCCCGATGGATTCCGGACTGATGGAAGAATATGTGATGGTCAAGCAGGGTAACAGGCAGATCATCCATGAGCATCCCAATATGGAGCCTGCGCTTGCGCCAACTTATGGCGTTATCATTTATCAGGAGCAGGTAATGCGCGTTGCGCAGGACTTGGCCGGATTCTCGATGGCAGATGCGGATCATCTGCGCAAAGCGATGGGCAAGAAAGATAAGGACATGATGCAGCAGCAGCGCCAAAAGTGGATAACTGGTTGCCAAATGCACTCCGCACTGGAAGAACGCGTCGCAGGCGGATTGTTCGACAAGATCGAGGCGTTCGCAGGATACAGTTTCAACCGCAGCCACGCGGTCGAATACTCGATCATCTCCTACTGGGCGCTATGGGTGAAGACACACTACCCGGCAGAGTTTTATGCCGCATCGATGTCGGTGCTCAAGGAGGATAAGTTATCTGGGTTGGTTGAAGATGCGCGAATGAGAAACATTCTCGTTTATCCGCCCGATATCAACCTGTCCGGAATGACCTTCGAGCAGGGCTATGACGCAAAGCGCGACACAAAGGTGCTGTACGCGCCATTCAATCGCGCAAAGGGCCTGTCGGACAATACCGCCAGGGCGATTCTCGAAGCGCGAGACAAGGAGGGTGGTCGTTTCGATAGCTTTGGGGAATTCTTCGATTCCATTGAGCGCCGCAAGGTCAACAAGCGCGCTCAAGAGGTGCTTGGAAAGATTGGTGCATTCGCGGAGTTGGAGTTTACCGCAAGAGATATCGAGCGTCAGCCGAGTGAGTTTCCTCATATTGAGGTAAAGCAGCTTGCAGCGCGGCATCCGGATCGTCTTCGCGATCAGATCGAACTGATGCCGGGGCTGATCGTGGATGTGGTGAAAGCAGATCGCAAGATCGAGGCGGATAAGTTCGTCAAGGCACGTGTGATTGATATGGCTCAACAATATCGCAATGGCTGTGACAAATGCACACTGGCGGGAGGCAAGCATCTTGCACCCAAGATGGGTTCATCGCCAAAGGTGATGGTTGTCAGCGATTGCCCAACGTGGCAGGAAGATCAAAAGGGTGAGTTGATGGACAACAAGAGCGGCATCTTTGTGAAGAGCGCACTCAAGCGGGTCGGGCTGACGCTACGCGATTGTTACTTCACCACGTTGGTGAAATCCATTAAAGACGGGAAGCAACTGACCAATGAGCAGATCAATGGATGCTCGGGATATCTCAAGCAGGAGATCGAATGGCTCAAGCCGCCCGTGATTATCGCACTTGGGTCTGCGACCATCAGGCATCTGGTGCCGACCGCTAAGGGTGGCTTTGCAGAACTCGCTGGGCAGGTGCATTATCTTCCGCAACTGGATGCCAGTGTGGTGTTTGGCATCAACCCACAGATGATCCATTTTGACCCCGACAAGCAGGAAGTGCTCAACGCGGCATTTGAAAAGGTTGCGGAGATTATTCGCTAGGGAATAAGTCAGTCGTGACTTGCGTTCCCGAGTGCATATCACTACTATAAGCACACTGAAACGAGCAGGAGGATTTATGGACTTGGACCCCGAAGAGTTGAAGCGCGATCTGAGCTTCAGCCAAGCCGACATTGATACTGCCATGTATGAGCAGGCGTCCTTGTCGGCGCATTACGGAGTGCTTGCGGCACAGGCGCAACAGGCAGTTTCGCGCTCCAAGGTGCGTCTGAAGACTATTGTTGCGCGCGTCTCCAAAGAAATGCGCGCGAATTATGCAATCAAAGGCACGAAGATCACAGAAAACCAGCTCAACAACGAAGTTGCGGCAGATTCTCGCGTCGCAGCGGTTGAAATGGAAGTGGTAAACGCGCAATACGATGCTGACATGGCACGCTCTGCGTTTGAAGCCTTCAAGCAACGCAGAGATATGTTGGTGCAGATTTCAAAAACCCGTCTCGAAGAGTATCGCGGCGAGCTGCGGACGGTTGTCACAGACAATGTGAACGATCTTAAACAGCGAGCGCTTGATATCGCCAAAGGCGATAAGTGACTTGCATCTTGAAACATAAGTCAGCCATGACTTATACTCTTATCACGCTGAAAAGTCTCAAGTAGACGAAAAGGCACTCAACGGTTGAAAAGTCAATTTGACGAAAAGACCAAGCACTGAAAGGTAGAAAATTTATGGATATTATGGAAATGATCCGTCAGAAGAAGGCTGCTCTGCAGGAACAGTCGGGTCGACGGGAGAAGACAGTCAAGCCCCAGCAGGGCAAATCCACGTGGCGCATCCTTCCGGGCTGGAGAGGCGGTGATGATCCGACCTTCTGGCACGATTTCGGAATGCATTTCGTTCACGGAACCACGCCGGGTGAAAACGGCTCCACGCTTCGCGCGGTCTACATCTGCACTGCAAAAACCTTCGGCACTCCATGCCCGGTCTGTGATGCTGTGTCAGAAGGGCTGCGCATCGCTCCTAATGATGCTGTCGTTAAGGCACTGGAAGGTTCCAAGTCGTCCAACTCCATTCTGGTGAACGCACTGCATCGCAGCGGCGACGATCCGGAAACGCCGGTCATTCTGGAGATGCGCCCCTCGATCTTCCGTCGGGTGCTGGAAATCACGGATGATTACGGCAATATCACCGATCCGAACAGTGGCTTCGACATGATCATCACTCGCGAAGGTCGCGGACTGAACACGCAATACAGTGTGACGCCTGCGCTAAATTCGCAGCCTGTGCCCGCTGCTGCTCTGCAGCAACTGCACAATCTCGACGATTACGTCAAGCAGGAATACGACGAAGGTCGTATGAAGGCGCTGGCCTCCGTCAGGGAAAGTGTTGGGCAGCTTCCTTCTCCGAACTATGCCACGCCCAATGTGGCAGAGTCCGCAGCGCAAAACGCTGCAACGGCTGTATCTAGCAACGAAGCTCCTCCCTTCGAGCCGGATCAGCGCCCCGTGATCGAGGGTCAGGCAGAAACTCAACCTGCTCCTGTCGCCCAACCGCAGACGCAGCAAGCGCCTGCGGCAACTCCTCCTCCTGTCGCCCAGGCGGCTGGAGCGGAAGTTGCTTCCGGTCCTGTGTCGATGTCCGACAAGGACATGGAAGACCTGCTGGCTGATCTTTGATCGCACCCAGGTGGGGCGCAAGCCCCACCTACCTCTTGGAGCATCTAATGAGTAATTTGATCATGCTGTTGGATGCCAACAGCATCGGGCATGCTGCGCAAAATGGAA